AAAACGCTGAGATAGGCAAACGATAATATACCGCGCCATTCGGTAACATGATATGAAATAAGAGCGCGCGTCCTGATATCGAAGCCACACCAAAAATGACACAGTCTTTTTCTCCTCTTTTATTTTGGTCCATGTCATACAAATATTCTGTCCTAATCTTACAATAGATTGGGGGAATGTTTGCGTTAAGATATGCCATAGTCTAGCCCTCCAGCTTGTCCAAATTATCATTCAAAAATATCTCCCCATGTTTTTCCTGATTCGTAATCAACTTTATTGGGAACAGCTAATGTAACAGCATTTTCCATAATCTCAATAATCTTTTTAGCTTGCTCAGGTGATTCGATAGAAATATCTAATTCATCATGAATTTGAATATGGGGTATAATACCTTCTTGATATAAATCTAACATTGCTTTTTTAGTCATATCAGCTGCAGATCCTTGAATAAGTTTATTTAAAGCTTTGTAAGTAAATGCTCTTCTGATTCTTCCTCTTCCATAAGTTCTTTCAGCTTCTTCTAATGTCATAGGTGTATGCATGCCAAATTGTGCTGGCTCCCATTTATCAAATCTACACTTACGACCAAGTAATGTGCCAATCGAACCTGATGTTTGAGCATGAGCTGATGTACGATTCATCAGCTCTCTCACGAAAGGAACATTTTCATGGTATTGATTAAACAAATTTTCTGCTTCAGCTTTTGTATTTAAACCTAATTCAGCTTGAAGTTTTGCTTTACCCATTCCATAAAATAATCCCAGGTTAATTGTCTTAGCCTGACTTCTAGAAATACTTGCCATATCTGCAACAGTTTGGTGAAAGTCTACAGAATCACTTTTAAATTCATTTACGATTCTTGTTACTGAATCATCAAAACAAATAGGTTCTGTTGTTGCTGCATAATGTACAACCAATCTTGGTTCTTGTTGTGAATAGTCAAAACAACCCCAAGTGCAATTTTCTTCAGGTATAAATAAACTTCTAATCATTGGACCTAAATCTTTATTCCTCGCAGGAATTTGTTGTAGATTTGGATTAGAATAACTAAATCTTCCTGTAACCGTTCCACCTTGATCTGATTTAATAGGATTAATATCTGCATGAATCCTACCATTGTGATTATGTTTTAAAATTGTATCAATAAATGTTGTATGAGCCTTGTTTATTTCTCTGGCTTTTGCTATTTTCTGCACTAGAGGATGTTTATGTTCAGAGAGAAAGTTTTTAGTAAATGACGGCGCATTGGATTTTGCAGTCCTGGAATAAGATAAAGAAAGTTTATCAAATACTTTGGCAATCGATCTTGCAGCCCATATCTCAGTATCTATTCCTGTTTCTTTTTTTATCTCTAGGAGTAGTGCTTCTTCTTTTGATATTAATTCTTTCTTCAGCTCAAATGCTTTGGGGACATCTACACGAACGCCTTTAAATTTCATATCAACTAAACATGGAAACAGTTGTGTTTCTAAATCAAAAACATTTTGTAAATTTTGTTTATTAATTTCTCTAGATAAAACTTTAAATAATTCTAAAGTTAACTCAGCATCTTTTTCTGCATAGGCTCCAACATCCATTGCGGGTAATTTGTGCATTTCTTCTTTTGCATTGACTCCTGCTTTTGCTGCAGCTTCTTCTAATGCTTTTTCTGATTTAACTTGACCTAAGTAATCGTAAGATGCACTGTTAAGTGAATACCATAATCGATTCTCATCAACTAAAGATAACATCACCATAGTATCAATAATGTGTCCATTAATTTTTATTCCATAAGATCTTAACCAACAGACATCATACATAGCGTTATGAAATATTTTTACATTATCATAAGCACAAATTTCTTTGACCCAGTTCATAACTTTTATTGGATCTAAGTTTCCTTCTCTGTGTCGAATAGGATAGTAACCTGACCAACCATCTACAGCTACTGCAACACCTACAATATAACCCTTATTACGTAATGCTCCTGATCCCATTTTTTTTAAATCAGGATCATACGTTTCTAAATCAATTGATACATATTTGTATCCAGATAAATCAGGAAAACTTTCGGGACATACCCATTCTTTTTCAGCTTCAAACATTTAAATACCTAATAAAAAATAGAATACACACCAACAAGTAATGAGTCCTAAATCATGAGTTAAAGTTACATCCCAGTTCATTTTTTATCTTTCAATTCTTCAGTTTTCTTTTTAAAAATTTCATCATATCTTTTTTTATATTCAGTCGTTGATACTCTAGATTTACCATCCCATTTACGACCGGGTTCTTTATTTTTGTTCTCGCTCATTTCTCAACCTTTCAATTTCTAATTCACAATAATGAATTATTTTTTCTAAATCCTGTATACCGTTCTTTTTTTGATAACGTACAACATACTTTATAACGTTTCCTTGAAAGAAGTTCAAGTCATTGGCCATAATAAAAAAATATGGTTGAACTTTCATTTTGTAATGTTCACCACCTATTTGATTCATAGATGGAAAAACTCTATCCATGTCTTGTTTTGTATTCATTCTATTTCTCCTCCTATTACATATTGATAGTCAAATCCTTGACTCATTATATAAAGTTTTTCTTTTGCTCTTGTGACTCCAACAAAAAATAATCTATGTTCTGAGTCTTTATCTTTTTGTGCTGAACGATATATAATTCCTTCTAAATCTGTGAATAAAATCACATTGTCTGCTTCTTCACCTTTAACTCCATGAATGGTAGAAACTTTAATTCTTGATGGTTTAGATAAATCTTCACCTCGATCTATTAATGATTGAATATATTCTTGTTGTGCATCTGACATGGATAACACAGTCCAATCACCTCTTACCTTAAGTCCATGATTCATTTGTAATTCATCAATATCAACAGAGTCTACATTTTTTAAAGAACTTCCATTTCCAAAACGATATCTAACTTCTTTTTTAGTTAAGAATTCATATACTTTCATAGCTTCTTGCCCCTCGACACTCGCTCCTTGATTCAAGCGATTCCATACATTAATTGCTTCTAACAAGTCAGGAGGTAATAATTCGTTTTGATTACAGTCAAACCTAACCCCAATATTATTTAAATGTCTAATTAAAGGTTCTTGTTGTTTGTTGGTTCTAGTTAAGATCATCCAGTTACCGGTGCTAAAATCTATGTCTTCAAACATCTCATTTTCAATGACTTCACCTTCCTCATTTCGAGGTTCCCACTGCTTATCTTTCCTGTAATCTATGTTATCTAAGATAGACATAGCAACTTTGTGTATACTTTTAGGCACTCTTCGTGATATAGTTTGTGGATCAAAGGTACCTTCCAGATCAATAAATATCTCAGGATCTGCGCCTTGAAACGAATAGATGGCCTGATCGTCATCCCCTGCAATGTACGATCGCTGACATCGAGACTCGATGTATTTGAACATATCCCATTGCAAGGGATTCAGATCTTGGGCTTCATCTAAAAAGACAACATCGAGGGACGGTGATAATTGTCTTTTAGTGAACTCTGATATCATGTCTGAGAACTCAAACATTTTATAATCTTTTTTAAAGTCTAATAGGTATTGATTTAGTTGTTCTAAGTATTCAAAATCAACATGGTTTAATAAATCAGTTTCAATACCGGCATCTTCTACAGATATTTTTCTTGATCGTGAATATTCTATAATCTGCATATATCTATTTTTATATTCTTTATAACCATTCTCATGTTCTATGGTTTCAAATTGTATTTCATAACATCCTGAATAGTTTTGAAATGATCTCCAGTTTTTCCCCTCAAGAAGTTGTGTATTTGTATCCATGTCGAGTTGAGTCTTACCCATCGCATGCATTGTACATATCCATTCAAATTTATGACCAGGGAAAGCATTCTCAATTCTTTTTTTAGCTTCTCTTGCTGCAGCATTACTAAACGATATATAAGCTATTTTTTTAGAATCAGTCTTTAAATCAAGTAACTCATGACGTAGATGAGTATGAATTAATCGATGCGTTTTACCTGTACCTGGTGGTCCTGGTATAATTGTTCTCATTGTTCAAATGCTGCTTTCTTTTTTTCTTTACGATCTAATTTAATTTCATCTAAATCCATTTCTGGAATAGACCAGAACGTTGTTCTCTTTGTACTTCCATCTTTTAACTTAACGGTAAGTTGAGAATTTGATTTTGCTTTTAATATAGTTTCAACATCTTTTGCGAACAAATGATATTTAGTTTTTTCATTTCTAGATGTGTTATAATAAGTATGAAAAGATTTTAGTTTAAAGAAAGTTTGACCTTCTGTTGTAAATGTTTTTCCCTTAGATACTGTTTCAGGGTTGTCACCTTTTCTTGATTTAATAAAGTCTTTTATACTTTCTTTTAATTTATATTCTTTTTGTAACTCAGGTGCTGCCGGTATGACAAATCCTTCTGGATCCTCAAATATCTTTTTTCGAATCAGTGTAATCCAAATATTTTTTGGTATTCTTGCAAGAGGATCATTGATTTGTTCAAAAGCTAACGCCTGAAACATTTCAAAATTTAATGCTTCTTTTGCTGTTGGAACCACTACAGTCTTACCATCAATATCAATAAAAAATATTGGTGGGTCTGAATCTTGTTTTCTTACTTGTGTAATTTTTGGCATTGGCATTTCATCACCTACACCAAACTCTCTTTTAACACATACCTCAGCTTGACAATGTCCTAATAAAGGTTCTTTCTTACAACCATATTTATAATCTTTCTTTTCCACAGATTTAACGACAGTATTAATTTCATCAAGAGTTAGTTTTTCTTCCATGAAATCATCACAGTTATATTCAGATAATTTATTTGACCATTGATCCCCAAATCTTTTTTTGCAATACACCGCTAAACTATAGAATGTATCATTACGTACACCTTTTCCTAACTTAGCTTTTAGTAAAGTAACCAGACAAGGTGGCATTCCTTTTAACCTGTCATCTGTTTGTTTACCACTCCCTACTCCCAACTTACTAAATTCTTGTGCAGTTAATGCAACTTTATCGTAAGTTTCAAAAAATTTTTCTATAGGTAATTCTTTTCCATCTTCATCCAACATACATTGATCTGGTTTTTTATAATTGTAATATGGAACATTTAAATAACTTCCTAAGTCACCTCTTTCTGTAATCACCGTTTCTTGTTTAGGATATATTTCTCTTCCTGCATGACCAATCATAGAAGCCATCTTATGTAATTTTTTCTTCATTTCTTTTGCAAGTACAAATTCTTTTGTAAATAAAAAAATATGTGCACCATTAGATTTTGATCTAAAATAAATAAGTGGAAGTTTTAATTCTTTAATTTTTTTAATAACAGGAACATGATCTAGATCATATACATCAATATCAATACAGCCCCA